TTTTAGGCCATTCATAAAGGTATCATATATTCCTGGTGGAGTAGCAAATGATTATAAGTTTTTAGTTAATGGTTTAACTGTTGGTCAATGGAATGAAGAGTTTAGCGCAAAATCTTTAGGGGTTAATAAGATTCAGGTGCCATCAACCGTTAGATTGTTAGCAGGTCACGATGCAATTGAAGCGCCGTCATATGGATTACAAAATTCTCCAGGGTACTATCTTGTAAATAACAACAGGTTGCTTGCACAAAATTCTGGAATTCCTCTAGTTTTTGGATCATCAAATGTGACTCATCTCATTACAAATGACAATACTCTGCCCTCTTTTATATTCCCAGGATGTGGATTTTTAAACGAGTCTGGCAAATACGAAGAAAAAACTTTAGAGTTCTGGCTAAGAATTTTTGCCAACACGTCAACACCTAAAAGACTTGTCGGTCCAGTAGCCTCAACTGATGGTCTATACTCCTACAAAAATAATCTAATTTTAAGGGTCGGCAACTACACTCAGGCATACGCAATAGACGAATGGTACAGGCCTATGCTTATTGATTTAAGGGTAGGCGTAAATAATGCAAGTTTGTTAATTAATGGAGATGAGGTTATTTCAATATCTATCGACATTGACACAATTACTTTTCCAGATAAAACCTCAAAAATAGGTAACACTTATTTTGATAATGACTGGATTGGGTTTTATTCATACAGCGAGATAACTCAGTTTGATATTGACGCAATTGCTATATATCCATATAAGGTTCCAGCACTAGTTGCAAAAAGAAGATTCGTTTATGGTCAAGGAGTGGAGTACCCAGAAATTTTAAATTCTTCATATGGAGGAACTTCAACCGTAATTGACTATCCATTTTCTAAATATACAAATAACTATTCTTACCCAGATCAAGGCTCTTGGGCAAGTGGATATTTTACAAACCTGTCAATAACAAACAACACTCTTTCAACGCCAAACTATAGGTTGCCAGATTTTGTTTTTTCTAATAAAAGTTATGCTGATTTCTATCTTGCTAACTCTACAATCCAAAATGACAACGATGGAAATTTTTTAACGATTAGGCCTTCAGTTGATTGGGCATCCACTAATGGATATATTCATTTTGACAAACTAAACATTTTAACAGATAGAACAGAGGCCGTGTATGGGGTATTCAAGATTGCAGAACACAAAACTCAGGCTCAGGTTTTAATTAGGATTGAAGACTCGTCTAGCGGTAATTATTTTTCTTTAGAGTTAGTTGGAGAGTCGTTAAAGTATAAGTTTAAAAATGGAGGAAACATTTCAGTAGCCTATTCTGCAGAAGGAGTCCTTGTTGGATCCCCCTTTATTGCTGGAATAAGTATTGATAAATTTAGAGATGCTTTTGGAAGCAATGCAGCAACATTATTTGGCAACAGGGCTTCACTGTCAGTGTATGTTGGTGGAACAAAAGAGTTTACAAATACTTTTAGTGGAAAAATCTTTGGAATTCATTTTGCAAACAAAGATACTCTAGACCTAGTATCTTATGGATTTTCAGACAAGGGTGTTCCACTAGATTACGAAAACGTTTTTGCAGACTACACATCAGGGCCCTATGTGGGCGAGACTGACTATGACGCAGAATTTTATAACACTGCTTTCTGGGCAAATCTGGTAGATGGAGGAAATGTATCTTCTTATGTATCTTCAAGAATTGGGTCAGTAGTAAGTTCATATTCTTTGCTTCCGCAATATTTCATGGGTCTTTTTAAAATTGATATTGGGTGCCACGGATATTGGAAGACCACCTTGCCACTAACTTATTTTGGCAAATACGTAAACGACTCATACGGGGATTCATATTATGACCTTGATTTTTTACAGTTTAATATTTCCGTTCCTTCTCCAAGCAAATTTGTTACAGTAGAAAGCCTTGGGTCTTGGAAGTATGAGGACTTAAAGCAGGCATATAGTAGCGAAGAATTTAACAGTTATGCTTATTTAAATAATCAACTTTATACTAACTATAATGATTATTTAGACCTAAAAAATAGATCTGAGAAAACATATTCGTATGACACATCAGAAAATCCTATAAGAACTAGAGTGACCTTTGAATATACAGAGAGTGCTGGGCAGACTCCAGACTCTGCGTATAACCTTCAGGTTGCACCAAATAAAAATGGAACAGTTATTGCAGGGCCAAACTGGATAAACACGGCCTACGAAGTAGTTGACGGTATGATTATTTATCCTCCATCAGATGTAAATTTTGAAGATATGTCTATATCGATTTCAGTTGACATGATTACAAGGTCAATGCTTTCTCTTCCTATGTCAATAAAACAATTACAACTTTCATCACAATCCTTTAGCGAGGATGGATTTAATCCAGTTGGAACTAAATTTGGAGTAGACATATACCCATACGCTAAATCTGGACTTTATTATGATTACAAAACTGCAAACCCTTATAGCATTTATAAAAAGAGCACCCCATACTTATACTTAACAAGAGATAGCGGAATCTCTATAAAAGGTGATTTTAAAAGCGGGGTTGACAGAGGAATTGCAATACCAATTAATGCATCTAAATCATCTACATATAACCTAATGGCAGCACAATTTTCACTAAGATATGACTATGAATTTTTCCCATTTTCTCCAGTCAAGATCTTAAGTTTTGACAATGGTACTAGGTTTATAGATATATTCTTAGTTGCAAATACTTCAGATGGGAAACGTGCAAAACTTTATGCAGTAAATGCTGCTACAGGAATTGTAGAAAGTGGAATTGCTTTTTATGTTAACGGAACAGTTAGTCGTGAACCAGTAATTCAGGCTGGACACTGGGACATGCTGGGGATTTATTTTTCAGACCTTTTAAATTTAAACAGCATAAATGGAAAGTTTTCAGTATCTGGTCCAGTAACAATTAACAATATATCCCTGTACGATGCAAGTAGGCTTTCAGAAGTTAGAGACTTGCAGACCAGACCCTGGTTTAGAGTCAAGGTTACTAATGATCCAGAAGATCTTTACGAGTGGACCTTCTGGGACCTAGATTTTAATTGGGATGAAGTCTTGGTTGTTGCTACGACAAGCCTTTACGGTGTAGACCCAGAAACACTCTATAAGACATTTATCGGTACAAATAGGTTTGTTATTGATGACTCTTTGCCATTAATTGTAGGAAAATATCAATATTCTGTAAACTCGGACGTTAGATGGCAACAAGGAGTACAGACTTCTACGTAATATGGTATACTAATGGTTATGGATTCATTAATTAACCCCGAAACTGGCGAGCCGATAGTAAAGAATGTAAGACGACAAGTCATTGATAAGATGTATGACTGGGGTCTATACGTATATAAAAAGTCTGATGGTAAGTGGTTTACAGATGGTACTGGCTCTGTTCTAAACATACCAGCAATGAAAAACGACATAGGCAGAATCTCCGAGTTAAAGAAAGCAGCAATGCACTATGGGGATGACGGACAAGGAACAGCAGTATTTGTTCCAGGTTTAACAAGAGTTTCAGAAGAAGAATATTCAGAACAAGTTGATCGCTTTAAGTCTGGACTTATTCCATCAATGAATGACCTTGGCGCAGTCCAAGCAGCAAAAGATACAATTGCTCTCTATGGGGATGAGGAATAATGGATAACGACGATATTCTAGTTGGTGCAAGAATTGACCAAATTCAAGATGAAAGAAATGCTTTTGTGGCAAGTGATCCATTTAATAAATCATGGGATGATCTTAAAACATTGTCGGGTCTATCAAATAATTTTAAACGAAGAGCAGCCAGACTATCAAAAACAGAAGTTACAGATTCTTATTTAGAAGATTCTGGTTCTGGAAAAGTTGGCGTTAATGGCGCTAAGTCAAAAGAGATAAACCCAGGGCACGTATTTAGAAATGCTTATGGACTTTTTGACGTTATCACTCCACCATGGAACGTTTACGAGTTAGCAAACTATTACGACACATCTTTTGCAAACCATGCAGCAATCGATGCAAAGGTTGAAAATATTGTAGGGCTTGGGTATGACTTTAAGGTTTCTCCAAGAACAATGTTAAAACTTGAAGCATCAACAGATTCAGAAGCAACTGGTCGTGCAAGAAAGAGAATTGAAAGAGCAAAAATTGAAATGAGAGATTGGCTAGAATCTTTAAACGATGATGACTCTTTTACAGGAACAATGGAAAAGGTTTACACAGATGTTCAGTCAATTGGAAATGGATATCTTGAAATTGGAAGAACGACACGTGGAGAGATTGGGTACGTAGGTCACA